ATCGGCTCGGTCGACCTGGTCGTGCTCGGCTTCGTCTTCCTCGCTGCGCACTTCGTCTTCGACTGGCGTCCCTGGACGACCTGGCGCGGCAACCCCTGATGCCCGAACTGATGCGCCAGGAAGCGCCGTACCCAGACGCCCTGGCCAAGCTGGTCAAGGCCTTGCAGTACAAGCCGGGCTGGCTCTTCAGCCTCGTCGACATGGAGCGCGGTCAGGGCAGCACCGGCTTGACGCTGATCATCCACATCACCGGGCCCGACACCTACCATCCCGAGAAGACGATCAGCGTCAACCACTTCATGCTCGTCCCGCCCGCGGCGTACGACGAGCGGTCATGGCGACGGTGGCTGTTCGATCAGGTGCTGCTCGTCGAGCGGCACGAGGCGTGCGAGTTCTTCCGGCTGGCCATGCCTGGTGACTTCATCCAGCGCGACGGCAGCCGGACCCACGAACGCATCGAGCGCCCCTACGCCCCGTCGCATGGACCCGGTAATGACCCGTACCTGATCCGGGAGATCGGCACCGACGCGGACCGGCGCACGTCGTTCCGCGGCGACCTGAATCAGGCCTGATCCGCTGTTAGCCGGCCGCGAACTCACCGCCGCGACGCACGATCCGCTGGCCGCACGCACACCGCCACGACTGCGGCTCACCCGAGCGTGTGCCGAACCGGAACGGGTGCCCGGCCGGGCAGTCGACCGGGTCGAGCAGTCTGATCTCCGTCTGCCGGCCCGTCCACTCGTGGCCGTCCGGCGGGTCACCGCGCTCCATCCCTCGCACGTTACCCGAACGCCTGTACGAGCGGGGGTGTTCGTGGAGCACGTCCTCGACGACGGCGTCTGCCTCACCTGCGGGCCGCACGAGCTCGTTGACGGGCTGTGTGAGACCTGCTCCGACGCCGAGCCGATGGGCGAGGACGAGCACGCGCTCCTCACCGCGCTGACCGAGCTCGGCACCGTCGAAGCCTCCCGCGCCTTCGACCCGAGCAAACACCCGCGCAACCCGGCGGGCCCGGGCGGCGGCCGGTTCCGCAGCATGGTCGACCGGCTGAAGGACTCCATCGACGCGCATGTCAACGGCAAGGGCGGAGACCATCCGTTCGACGGCTACAGCCGCGAGCAGCTGCGCCGGGTGGCGAAAGCGCGCGGGATCGAGCTCAAGCGCGGCGAGGACCGGGACTCGATCGCTGAGAAGCTCCTCGGCCACCTGGGACCACCCAAGGCTGCGAAGAAGGCGCCGGCGAAGAAAGCCCTCTCCGGGCGGGCCGCCCGAGCGTCCGCACCGCTGTCGATGGTCGGGCATCAGTACGACGACACGTTCAGCAAGGAAGAGTACGGCGGGCTCTACCGCTATCGGGGACCGTCGTATTCGGCGATCAACAACGCCCTGCGTGGGCACGTGCTCGACGAGGCGCCACCGGAGATCCGCGACGACATCGCCGGCATGGACGCGGCGATGGCCAGGTCGCAGCTTCCCGGCGATGTCGTTGCTCTGCGGGGCTTGTCGTCGTCGCAGCGGCTTTTCGGCGACCGCCTGCAGCGCAACATGACCGGCCTGGAGTGGGCCGAGGACGCGTTCGTGTCGACGACCACCAGCAGGGTCTGGGCTGACCGGTTCGCCGCTGTTGATCACGCAAAAACCCATCCAACCTCGGTGGTGATGCGGATCCTCGTCCCGTCCGGCACCGGCGCCATTGAGTTGTCGGGAGACACTGGCGAAGGCGAGGCGGAGCTGCTGCTGCAGCGTGGGTTGAAGATGCGCGTCGCCAAGGACCGCGGCTTCGACGACCGTGGGGTCCGCTACCTGGACGTGGAGGTTATCGGGTGACCGAGCAGACCGCGTCCGGCAAGGGAATGCGCGAGCGGCAGAACGGTGACTACGCCGCCCCGATCCTGGCAGAGCCGGACGGCGGCCCGATCCCCCAATGGGCGCCCGACGAGGACCCGCCAACGAAGGCCGAAGCCAGTCGAGCACACCAACTCGTCGACGGGCTGTGCACCACCTGCTCGCCGGTCGCCGCGCGCTTCGACCCGACCGAGCCCCGCGACCCGCACAGCGGCAAATGGACCGACGGGCCCGGCGGAGCGGCGGCGAACCTCGCCGGCGACCTGCTCGACCTGGCCGGCAGGATCCAGCTCGGCGGCGGCGAGCACCTCCACAGCTCCGGCCGCCTCGAGACGCACAGCGGCCACGACGTCGACGTCCTCCACGCCGTCATCGACACACCCGGCGGCAGGCAGGTGCGGCTCGGCATCATCCCGTCCCACGACGCCCACCGCTGGACAGCCGCGGACAAGGGCGCGACGTCGGTGCTCAGCCCGCGGCAGACCGCACACCTGCGCGACGACCTGGCCGAGGCGAGCAAGACCGCGAAGGCGGCGGCGAAGAAGGCCGATGCGGCGTGGGCCCGCGGCGACACCCCCGACACCAGCAGTTCCGTTGCGAGCGGGGTGACACACGGGGACTGGGCAGATCTGCACTGGTCGATCGACCTGACCGACGACGACCCCACCTCGTGGAGCTTGTCGATCGATCCGGCCCGCGGCGACAAGGTCGACGAATCCGCCGGCCCGGCCAATCTCACACCGAAAGACGTCGGCGCGCTGATCAAGCAGCTCGACGGGATTTCCTGAACCACCCGGTCGCCCGCTCAGGACTTCGGCCGATCCCCTGAATCCAACTCGCCGCCGGCCGCGGCGAGTTTTTCCGTGCCCGGTCCGCGCCTCGGAGTTTTGAGGGATTCGCCGGACGCGCGGGCCGGGCACGGTGCGCAATCCCTCGAATCCCTGAAGGAGATGTGCGTGAAAACCACGCAGTACGTCAAGCAAGAGAAGGCGATCGCGTCCGCCGATGCGGGCAGCATCCGTGAACGGTGGCTCTGGGGCCTCCGTCTCCTGCGCGATCCCGAGGCGTTCGCCCCGGATAGCACCCAGCTCAAGCCCGGCCGCGCCCACGAGCTCGTCGTAGCATCCGCATCTGCCGGACTCAGGCTCTCCGAGCGGGAGATCCGGTACCGGCTTCAGTGCGCTAGGACGTACCCGACCGAGGCTGAAATTCGGCACGCGTGTGCCGAATTTGGCGACTGGTCCGCCCTCCGTACGGCGGCCTTTCCGACCTACGAAGCACCCGAGGACGAGCCGCTGGCCGACCACCGCACGCCGGCCGAACGCGACCACGACCACGCGCGGGCGCTCGTCGACCTCATCGGCGAGCAGGGCGCCCTGTTCCCGCTGCGGGACTTCGAGCCCGTCACCACCACGCTCAAGGAACTCGTCGACTACACCGAGCAGCAAGAGGAGCTCACCGCGCGGTTCGTCGAGCACGGCAGAAAGCGGCGAGCCTACCTCGACAGCCTCATCGCGGTCGCCGGCCAAGATCTCAGCGTCACCTGGCAGGCCGCGCACGACCAGCTCGGGCTCGGCGCGATCGAGCCGGGCATTCTGAAGGGAGTAGCAGCATGAGCAGGTATATGAAGTTCATCGTCGCTGCGCTCGGCGCCGGCGCCTACGCCGCCCAGGCCGCGATCTCCGACGGCACGATCACCGGAGCCGAAGCCGGCGGCATCATCACCGCCGCGGTCATCGCCGTGCTCGTGCTGCTCGTGCCGAACGCCAAGACTGTGAAGCAGCCGGCGGACGGGGCGGTACGCCGGGACTACTGACCAGCACCGACTTCAGCGGCTCGGGTCTCTTCGGAGGCCCGAGCCGCTTTTTCGTGCGCTTGGTGAGGGATCACCAGGATGCGCGGCGACGGGGAGACGCCTGCGCGAAGGCGATACCGAGCGCCACGACCAGGCCGCCGCCGCCGGCCGCGAGCGCGTAGTAGCTGCGGCTCTTCGCCTTGCCGAGGCAGTAGGTGCGCAGGGCGTTTCCGGTGTCGACGCTCGTCTTGTCGGTGAGGTCTGCCTGGCCGCTGACGACGGTCGGGTCGAGCATGACCTGCAGTGCGTTGTCCGAGGTGGGTCCGGGCCCGCAGAAGCCGACCGGCGTGCCGAGGATGTCGAGGGTCGGCAGCGGCAGGAGCAGGAACAGGGCGGCGGCGAGGAGCCCGGCCGCGGCGATCCCGAGCTGGACGTAGCGCGCCACGTTGGATCTGGGCAGTTGAGGGGCGGGGCTGACAGGGTTCACCGGGTAGGCGGGGTTCGGCGAGTAGGGCGACACCCGCCCGAGTTGGCCGGTGGCGTAGGTGTGGGTCTCGTCGTCGTACGACATTGGGGAGTCCTTCGATGCGGGAAAGGCGCAAGAGGGTGACGCAGTGTGGCTCGTTGGTGATACATGGTTGCAAGGAAGTCATCCGGAAGGGCGAGCCTGAACAGTCGGCAGAGATCGATGATCGGCTACGACACCACGCCGTGCGACTGCCCACACGAGCACCACGGGATGAACTGGTGCTGGCCGAGCCGGACCATCACCTGATGGTGGCCTCCACCGCGGCGCAGCTCGTGGGCGGCGGCGAGGAGTGTCATTGCGGCGCACTCGAGCTGCTCGGCCGCCATGAGCGGATCCCCGTCCGGTGTGATCGTCGTCGCCGACCGCTCGTCCTCGAGCTCGACGACGGGCAGCCCGTCCAGCTGGAGCACCCTGGAGCGCAGGAGACTCCTCGTCGACAGGTTGTCCTCGACGACCCGGTGCCCCGTCTGGTCGATGAGGTCTTCAGAACCGTTCGGTGCACGGACCACAGGTGATCCTCCGAGGTGAGTGCGGGGCACCGCCGCCATGACGACGGCACCCCGGCTCTACGGGGAGCAGCCCCTTGTGACTCTGAGACAGGCCTGGCTGTCAGAGGAGACCGCTCCCCAGCTTCTGGGAGCGCCCGGCCGGGGTCCCTGGAGGAACGGCCGGCCGGGCAGGTACACCAACCAGGGGTTGCAGACCAGGTGAGGTGACCTATGCTCAAGCTAGATGCATCAGGATGCATCCGCAACCCTCAGTACTCCGGATGTACCTGGAGGTATTGAGTCGATCGAGAGGAGCGTGATCTTATGGCCCTGCAGACCAGGGAGATCACCATGCCTACATCGAAGACTCAGAGTCTTATCGACTACATCCGGGAGAAGATCAGCAGCGGGGACTGGCCACCCGGTCACCAGCTGCCTTCCCGCTCAGACCTGATGCGCGAGCACACGGTGTCGCTGACCGTGGTCCGCGACGCACAGAAGGAGCTCGTCTGGTCGGGCGAGCTCGTGTCGATGCCGGGCGTCGGCTACTTCGTCGCAGAGCATCACCCGATCGAGTGACACCGGTTTCACTGAGTAGATCGATCCCGATGTGTGAGTATCGATCGATCATTTGGGGAGTAGATCCGGCTATCCGGAGTCTGAAATAGCTGCGACGACGACCGCACCTTCCCCCGGCGCCGCCCACGGCCCGAGGGAGGCTGGGACCATTGACCAGTGTGGTGATCTTTCTTCAGCGCGGCATCTCCGAGCGCAAGCAGGAGCAGGCGTGCCTCGCGTTCTGCGACGAGCAGCGCTGGCGCCTCGAGCACGTGGTCCCCTGGTTCGCGCCGCGCGACGCCGTGAAGCTCGTCCGGGCCGGCCTGGTTGAGGTCGTCCTCGCCGCGTTCGCATCCCCGGAGGTCCGCCGGCTCGCCGGCGACATCGGCGACGCCGCCCGGGTCGTCGTGGTGCACCCGCGGCCGGCGGTCGTCGAACCGCCCGCCCGGTCCGTCCCGGCCTCGCTCGCCGAGCTGGTCGTGCGCTGGTTCCGGCGGGGCCGCACCCCGCGGGAGATCGCCTTCGACCTGGAGAGCAGCACCCGCGACGTGCGCGACATCCTCCGCAGGTCCGGGGAGGACCCTGGCTGATCGGTCACACTTGGTGAATGAGCGACCGCCCGACGTTTCGAGGAACGTCGGGCGGTCATGCTGTGTCCAGCTTCGAACTTCTAGCAGGGGGACGGAGTGAGGACGGGCAGCGCTGAGACGGCAATCTTGCGCTGCCTGTCCGTGATCTGTGTATAGATCGCGGTCACGGTCGGGTTGGAGTGGCGCATCAGCTCCTGGACGGTGCGCAGATCAGCGCCGGCGCCTCCGAGATCCCGCGCGGTGAGCAGGATCGTCGCGAACCGGTGCCGGAGCCGATGCAGGTTCATCCCGACGAGCCCGGTCTTCTGCCGGACGTGCCGGGGGAACATGACCGACACGTAGTTGGCCGGCACGGTCCGCCCGAGCAGGTGCCTGGCGATCGGTCCGGGGGGGAAGTCCCTGACCGTGCGCCAGACCAGCTCGTGCGTGGGGACGGCGGCGACCTTGCCACCTTTGCCGGTGAACAGGATGTTCTCTTCGGTGATGTCCTCCCTTCGGACGGAGGCGACTTCGCAGGCGCGCGCGCCCTCGTGTGAGGCGAGGAGCGCGGCGACGCGCCAGAAGCCCTCGGCGCGTTGCAGGATCGTCGTCATCTCCTCTTCGGTGACCGGCCGTGGGGCCTTGCGGTAGACGTGCGGCCGGGCGAGGGACGCCGACGGGTCGTAGTCGAGGGTCGGGTTGCGCGGGTCGGTCGCCCACTGGAACAAGGCTCTGATTCCCTCGTAGTAGGTGAGGCGGGTCTTCGGCGCCCACCCGTCGTGGCCGAGCCAGTCGGCGAGCTCTTCGACGGTCGCCCTCTCGAGGCCCATCGGCACGTCCCGGTCGATGCGCCGGAGGAGCTCCTCGCGGTCGTGGATGGTGTTGCGTGACAAGGCCGCCGCCTTCATGTGCCGGACGTAGCCGGCGATTAAGTCAGACATAGAAGTGATCCTCGCGTCACGCCGCGTAGATCACGTCAGCCGCACGTCCCGAGTTGACCCTGTTCGCTCGGCGGGGCTGCGCCGGAAAACCGATCGGCCGTTGTTGATCTGTTCGCACCTTCGGACGATCAGAGGTGGGCCGAACGGTCCGGGCCAGGTAGGCGACCCTAACTGACCCTGGCCGTTTGGCTATTACGCGGCCTCGCGGCCCTTCAAGCGGTCCGCCCCACATCAGCCACTGCTCATCGACGTCGAGCTTCTCGGCGATGATCGGCACGATCTCCAGGATGTCCACCGGCCGGGAGCCGCGCTCCCAGTTCGTCCAGGCGCCGCGACCCAGGCCGCACACGTCGGCCGCTTCGCGGATGGAGATGTGGCCGGCCAGCGCTCGGGCCAGCATCAGGCGGTTGGCCAGCGTGTCGGCCGGGATCCGGCCCTTCGGTTCCTGCGGAGCGTCGAGTTCGCGCTCGCGCTCCTCCCCAGGTGTCGTCATGGGTGGCATGTTGCCATCTGTCAACCATCTTGACAACGGACACAGTGTGCCACCATGACTCAAGGGCTTGTCAAAAGCCTAGCGGCTTGTCATTGACAAGTGCACTTGCAGGATGTCAGTGTGTTGGCCATGAGCGAGCCGACCACCCTCTTCCTCCTGATGGAGGCGAAGCTCGGCGAGCCCCTCGCCGAGTTCATCGCCGCCCGCCGCCCCGGCACCGCCTGGCGCCTCATCGCCATCGAGCTGACCAGGCGCACCGGTATCGACGTCACGTACGAAACGGTCCGGGGATGGTCCCTGGCCGCCGGCCAGCGCGGCGAGCAGCCGGTCAGTGGTGCGGCATGAGCGCGCGGGACGGCGTCGCGCTGCGGCGCAAGCGCGAGCTTCGGCAGCACGAGCAGACGATCGAGCAGGTCCAGAAGAGCTTCATTGAGATGGGCCGCGCCCTGGGCAAGATCAAGGCTGAGGCGCTCTACATCGTCGCCGGGCACAAGACCTTCGAGGAGTACCTCGAAGCGCGCTGGGACATCTCGCCGCAGCACGCATATCGCCTGATCACGGCGGCCCGCTCGGCGTTGATCTTGTCACCCATGGGTTACAAGATCACCAGCGAGCGGGTGGCTCGGGAATTGACGCCGATCGCTGACGACCAAGAGACCCTCGTCGCTGTCTACGAAGAGGCTCAGCGGCGGGCGCCGGAGGGCCGCGTGACCGCCGCGCTGGTCGCCGAGGTCCGGGCGGAACTGGCGCCCGGCGCTCCGGTGCTCGACGGCGAGTTCACCGACACCACAGACTCCCAACCGGCCGCCACGAGCGCGGGGGGCGACAGCCCCGCGAGGCCGGATGGGGCTCCGGCTGACCAGCCCTCGGAGCCAGATGCTCTCGAGGGAGACGTTTCGGTCGCTGCGCCCGGTCAGCCGGGGCATGAACGTTCCGACGCGGCAGGCGGCGATCCCCCCACGCTGCCCGCCGAGCCGCGGTCGCCGACAGGGGTGCCAGCGGGCCGCGGCGAGCCGGAGGAGGGCGGCCGCGCGCCCTCCTCCGGCGACCCCAACAAGGTCAGCCGCAACGAGGCCCTCGGCAACTGGGCGAAGGACTCCGACGAGGTCCGGGACGCCGGCTATCGAAAGCTGGTCCACAAGTTCCTGGCGACGATCCCGCTCAACCTCGACGACTTCCGGCCGGCCAACGCGGCGGCTGCCGCCGACCCGCTGCTCGTCGAGCAGATCGAGCGGGTGCGCGACCTCTTCGACAGCTGGGCGGACGACGTCGTCCAGCAGTACCGGGACCGCAGCAAGCCCCGCCTGGTGAGGGAGTCGGCATGAACCGGATGACCGCTGAAGAGCGCGCAGAGTACGACCAGCTGATGCTCGAGGCCGGAACGGACGCCGACGGCAAGCCGCTGCCGAGCCACGCGATCGGCCCGCGGGTGCTGAAGGCGCTCAGCGACGCCGCGCACCAGGCGCACCGGACGTGGGCGATGGAGGTTCTCAACGACATCTACGTCTCCGGCTGCCTGAAGCGGTGGAAGGACTGGAACCGGGGCCGCGCGGTCATCACGGTGGCCGGCGAGACGTACGTGACGACGAAGGCCGCGGCCATGTCGGTGATGAAGCAGGCCGAGGGCCGGCAGTACTTCCAGCTCACGTTCTGGGAGGACATGAGCCGCGACGAGCTGACGCAGATCATCGCCTCGTCCGCGGGTCGCATCGACTCCGAGCGCACCACGATCGCGACGGCCAGGCGGCTGCTGAAGCTGCTCGACCGGGCACCGAGCGCGCGCACCGTGGCGCAGGCCGCCGACCAACTGTCGATCGAGCTTGACGAGTACCTCGGTCAGTCCGAGGCCGCATAGACCACCGGGCCGGTACCGCAGGGGTCGAGCGGCTGACTCCCTCGTCCTGGCAGGCCGGCCCGGTGTCCCCCATCCCATTCATCGAGAGGAATACCTGTGCGTCTCATCGCAAGGTTGGCGGCCGCTATCGGCCTCGCCGCGACGCTCATCGCGGTACCGGTCACGGCACACGCCGCGGCGACGGACTGCAAGACGGTGTCCGCAGACCTGGTCCGTCCCGACTCCGGTACCGCCGGGGACTGGGCGACCGACACGTTCCACCGCACCGTCAAGATCTGTCACACGGCGTCAACGGCGAAGGCCGTCGAGGTCCAGTCGTGGACGTACACGGCGGTCGGCGACGACTCCGGCACCTTCACCACGAAGGGCACGAAGTCCTTCAAGGGCGCGACGATGAAGCCGGACGTGACCGGGAAGATGGCCGGCCACTTCGAGCTGACGTTCGACGCCCCGAAGGACTGGGGCCTGTACGTCGGTGCCCCGAAGGACGGGTCGAAGTACTCGACCGGCGACTGGCTCGGTCATCTGTTCAGCGACGGCATGAAGGCCGGGAAGTTCGTCTGGGGCTGGAACTACGAGACCTGCAACGAGAAGCTGACCAACGCCTCCACCGGCAACCCCGGCGACATCACCGGCCTCAGCAAGACCCCCTGCTACCAGGTGGCGTTCCTCGACAAGTGCGACGGGACCGTTCAGGTGTCGCTCGGCAACCAGGCGCCGTCCTCGCTGTCGATCGCCTACTACGTCATCGACAAGAAGACCTACGCGGTGGCCGGATCTTCCGCACCTGACCTGGTCGTCGTCCACCCGGTCAACGGCTACGTGATCGTCACCGCTCGCGGGCACCTGCCGTGGAAGCACAAGTGGACGCCCGTGTGCGTGTCGCAGAGTCCGACCCCGACGGGTGGAGCCACCAACCCGACGGCACCGCCTTCGCTGCCCGTCACCGGCCCCTCGATGCCGATCCTCGTCGGTGCCGGGGTGCTGTTCCTCGGTGCGGGTGTCGGCCTGGTGCTCGCGCTGCGCCGCCGTCGGATCCGCTTCACCGCGTAATCCGAGACACCGGGGCCTGGCTTGAGGGGGTCAGGCCCCGGCTACCCAAGACCAAGAACGAGCCAAGCGCCGGCCATCCCGTGGAAGAGACAGGCCGACGCCAGACGGAAGGAAGTGTCCCCGATGTTGGGACTCACGCACAAGCCGAAGCACGAGGCACCGAAGGACATCCGGTTCGTCGTCTACCGCTCACGGCGACGCTGCGACAACACGCCGTTGATGGACTTCAGCGTGCCGGTCACCATGGCGCAGGCGACACGGTCGTTCGACGCCTGCCTCGCCCGCCGGGACATCACCCCCGACAACGGCCGCCGGCTCCTGATCACCGGACCTGACTACGCCGTCCAGCCCGAAGACCACAGCGACCCGCTGCTCATCGGTGCCGCTGCTGTGAAGGCCGTGCTGTCGCCGGATGAGTTCAAATCGTTCGCCGCTCTCACTGCTCGGTACGCACTGGAAGCGGAGTAGCCATGGGATCGACTCTGGCAAGCAAGGTGCGGAAGCTGACGCAGGCCGAACTGGCCGCCGAGGCGCAGGAACGGTTCGGTGACGACCCGATCGCGTGGGCGTTCGAGTGCCCGAGCTGCGGCGACGTCGCGACCCTCAAGGACTTCCGCGACGCGGGACCGGGCGCCAGCCTCGTCGGGCAGGAGTGCATCGGCCGGCACCTCGGCGCGCTCAAGAAGCCCTACTCCGGGCGTGGCTGCGACTGGGCGGCGTACGGGCTCTTCCGCGGACCGTGGGAGGTCGTACTGCCCGCCGAGGGCGACAAGCCGGAGCACTCGGTGTGGAGCTTCCCGCTCGCGCCCGCACCGCTGATCGTCGGCAAGGGTGACCGGCTCGACTGGCACGGCGTGGCCGTGGTGGTGATGCGCGTCGCCCGTGATGGGTCGTGGGCGGACATCCGCTGCGACGACGGCGAACGGCAGTGGACGAAGCGTCAGCCGCTCCCGCTGCCGATGCCCGAGGGTACGAAGCGGGTCGACGAGCCCATCCCCGGGTGCACGTGCGAAGACTGCGCAGACCTGGCGGGCTGTGATGCCTGAGAAGAAGCACGGCTACGCGACGTGGGATGAAGCCCTCGCCGAGGCGCTGGAACTGGTGCGCACCATTCCGCTGGAGCACAACGTCTACGAAGTCAGCTTCGGCACCTTCCACGACTCGGTCGGCGGCGGCCACTGGCTGTCGATCGTGGCGAACTACTCCATCGGCAACACCAAGCCCATCTCGCGGCCCGCAGGTGACGTCGAGTACAGGAGCCGGACGGCCCGAGTGCTGGCTGCGTGGCGCAAGCGCGCGCTGGAGGGCTCCGATGGCTGAGCGTCTCTACATCTTCTCCACCCTCGACCTCCCCCACGTCGAGGGACCGCTACCCGGACTGACGGTGTGTGGGAGGGACCTCTCCACCGCTCGAGAGATCACCGAGGGGCAGGCAGAGGTCTACCTCGACGACCGGCGGTGCGGGACCTGCTGCCCGCAGCACACGGCGCGACACGGACACGGAGCGAAGCATGGATGAGTACCTCGCCGTCGGTCTCGTGGCGGCGACCGCCAGCCACCTGGCCACCGGTGTGCTGCTCGCCGTCACCATGCACGCCGATGTGCGCCGATACGAGGCCGAGCCGCTGCCCTGGTACGGCTATCCGACCGTCGCCGTGTTCTGGCCGCTGTTCCTGGTGGCCGTCTCGGTGCGGCGCTGGAGGAACAGGTCACGCCGTGGCTGACTACGTCGAGGTCAACGGCCTCTACCCCACCCCTGTCCGCCGAGCGCTGCTCAAGGCGATCGCCGAGGGGCAGGGCCGGATCTACTACGAGGCCAAGGCCGTGTACGACAACGCGGTCGGCAACAAGGTCACGGCCAGGGTCTACGAGATGCTCCGCGCCGAGTGGATCCGGGCGCTCACACCGGATGAGCCGCGAGGCCCTCGTGAGTACCCGGCTCGGACGTACTACCGGCTCACGGACGCGGGCCGGTCCATCCTCCAGAGAGGACAGTCCTGATGGCCAGCGGGCCCGAACATTACAAGGAAGCCGAACGGCTAGTCGGCAGGTTCGCGAACGCCGAAGCCCTGGTTCACGCCACGCTCGCGGCCGCCGCCGCGACGATCGACGCGGCCTACGGCGACCTGGCCGAGAACTCCCGTGAGGCGTGGAGCGAAGCGAGGTCGGACAATGGCTGACCTCGGAGCATGGCACGGTGACCCGGCACTGAAGGAACGCATCGTCGCCCGGATGAAGCAGCACCGAGAGGCGGACGCGTTCGTCCACGGCCTGTATCAGCGGCTCGACTCGAAGCTGGCGCTCGGCTACAAGGGGTGCGCGATCGGGTGCGCGCTCGACCCGCAGGAGCCCGACAGCATCGGTGAGGGCCGCCGCCCGTACGGCGGGTGGTGGGCTGAAGTGGAGCGCCAGTTCGGCATTCCGGAAGACGTCGCGGAAATGATCGACGACAACTTCGAGTGCCTGGGACGCCCGGACGACGCCAACTTCGCCGTCGAGGTCCTCGAAGCCGTGCCCGTCGGCGCCGACCTGTCGTCGGTGTCGGACGCCTACTGGGCGGACGAGTCCGCGCTGGAGAGCGACCGTCTGCTGGTGAAGCTGGTCAGCGAGGCGCCGGTCCGCCGTGAGGTGACCTCCGATGCCCGGTGACCTGATCCGGTACCCGTTCACCGACCAGGGCCTGCGCGACTGTCTCGTCGCCCTCGGCACCACCGAGACGGCCGTGGCCACCATCCTCTCGGCGATGGGCGTGCGCGGCCGTCGTGGCGTCGAGTGTGGCTGCCCGCTCGCGGTGTATGTCGCCACGGTGCTGGACGTCGCGACGAACGCGTACGTCTACCTCGACGACAACGACACCGAGGTACACGTCCTTGCCCAGTGCCGCACCGACGGCGTGACCGTCGGCCAGGTCTCGGCGACGGCTGGCGGTCCGCTGCCCATCTTCGTGCGGCGCTTCGACCTCGGCCGCTTCCCGGAGCTGGAGGTCCCCGATGCTGCATAGCTTCCTGGCACGTGCTCAGGCCGCGCTCCGGTCGATGTCCCGGCAAGAGCGGCACCGAAGGAAGATGCAACGCGTTCTGGCCCTGCCGCTGAAGGAACTGTCCCCGGCCGAGGCACGCGACTACGCACCCCTCCGTGAAGGCATCGCGATGTGGCGTACCGGAGAGCAGACGACCGTGTCATTGCCATGGCCGGTCCTGCGCCCACCGACGAAGGCCGAGGCGTTCGCCGCCGATCCTCTCGGTGCGCCTTTGGCCGGAGTCGAGCGCTACAGCCCGTTCTACAGCTCCGTACTCGACGGGCAGGCCGCCTGGCTATCTCAGGAGACCGTCGACCGCCTGGAGTCCCCTACGGGCACGTGGACACGCGGAGACATCGCCGCGCTGCTGGCGAGGGGTGAGCGGTGAGCGACTATCCAGGCCTGCGCGCCGCGGTCCGGGCCGAACGCCTCGCTGCCGCGCGTGCGTCCCGGCGGGCGACTCTGGAGCGGCTCGCCAGCGGCCGGTTCCTGCTGGCGGTCAACGTCTACGGCTGCCTGTTCGCGTTCGGTGCGCTCCTGAACAACGTCGTCGCGTTCTTGGTGCTGCACATGTCGCCGGTTTGGTCGAGCTACATCCCGACGATCCTCGTGCCGATCTTCACCACGCCGACCCTCATGTCGCTGATCGAGTACCGCCGCCGCGAGCACGCCGCAAGGGGTGAACGGTGAGCGCCCTCGATCACTTCCCGGAGCACTACGGCGCCAGCTCCGACGCCCTCGACGGATGGCTATCCATTCACCGCACCGACATCGAGGGCAGCGAGGACACCCGCCCGGCGGTGCTGGACCTCGCTCAGCGGCTGCTCCGCGTCAACACCAGGGAGCGGCTGGCGGGCATGCTGACCGTCGCGTTGCACCGGTTCGCCGAGGGGCCGTCCGCCGAGCACACCCGACTCCTGCGCCGCATCGCCGAACTGAACGACGAGGCCGAGGTGTTGGACAGCGGTGCCGAGCGGTACCGGCTGGCATGGACGTCCGCCGCCGGTAGGGCGCTGCGTCAGAGGCGGATGGTGCGGGAGCTGCGCGGCCAGCTCGGCGAGGTGTACGCGACCTCAGCGAGGGAAGGTGAGCGGCTCGACGACGCACGGCAGCAGATCATCAGGCTCACCAAGGAGAACGAGGAGCACCACCGAACCATCCGCTCGTGGCAGGCCGCACGTGAGGCGGACGAAGTCGAGTTCGACGCGTGGGTGAAACGGGCCAACGACGGCATCGCGGCCGCAATCGTCGAGCAGCTCGACGCCGACGAGCAGGTAGAGGAACGCATCAAGCGGATCAAGCAGACGGCGGCCGAGCGGGTCGAGGCGCGGCAGCTTCGGGCTGCACTAGATGAAGAGCGCATCGAGCCGGTGCCGGACTCGACCGGCCACATGCCGTGGTGCTCAGACCAGCACGGTGGACGTTGCGGACCGCCGTCGTGATCACCCGTGCGCCGGCAGACCTGCAATCCACATCGACATGAGAGGCGCCAGCTGATGAGCGACCGAAGCTCTTCCTCCAGTGGCGGCATCGGCTTCACCGGCCTGCTGACCATCGTGTTCATCGTGCTCAAGCTCACGCACACCATCGGCTGGTCGTGGTGGTGGGTGCTGTCCCCGGCGTGGATCGGTGCCGCGCTCGTGGTCCTCGTCCTGCTGGTGATGCTCGGCGTTGCGGTGGTGCGCCGGTGAGCACTGAGGAACGGCTGAGCAAGGCGGCCGCCGCCGGTAAGCGTGCGTCCAGCCCGTACGAGAAGCAGGCCAAGACCGGCGGCATGTGGAAGGTCTGGACCGCTGGCGTCTACGTGTTCGAGGTCGCTATTGCCCTGTGGCTGGGTCGGCACGGTGCGCCGTGGTGGATGACGTGGGGCTGGTGGGCGCTGATCGTCGTGTCCGGACTGCTCGTCCTGGTGTTCACGCCCGCGACCAACAAGTTCAAGCGGCGCAAGATGCTGCTGGCCCGCGAGCAGGTCCACCAGGTGCGGCAGCTGGACGCGTCCGACCCGGTGGCGCTCGGGTTGGGTCATCTCTTCGATGCCGATCCCGGCCTTGACCGGCTGAGCGTCGAGGCGGGCGTCCGGTTCACCCTGGCCCGCGTCAACACGGTGATGGACGAGGTGGACGCCTCGACGCCCGCGCCGACCCTGTTCGGCGCGACGTTCGACGACGACGGGAAGGCGACGAAGAAGTGAGCGCCGACCTGCTCCGCCGTGCAGCGGCCGAGCTGCGCACCCGCGCCGAGGCGGCCACGCCGGGCCCGTGGGCTGTGGACCGCGACCGCATCGGCATGTGGTTCATGCTCAACTCGCGCGCCACGTTCGAATACAGCCACCAGGCCCAGATCGTCGACGTGCACACGCCGGACGAGTCGTGGCCGGACTTCAACTACATGGCCATGATGCACCCACCCGTAGCGCTGGCCCTCGCCGAGCTGCTGAAGGCGTGCGCGGACCACGCGGCCGTCGAGGGCTACCTTCCGGCGCCAGCGATCACGGCCGTGGCTAGAGAGATCCTCCGGGAGCCGCAGCCATGATCTGGGACCTCGCCAAGGGCGCACTCATCCTCGTGTTCTGCATCGGCCTCGGCACAGCGGTGATCGTGTGGGGCGCTCAGTGGTTGTGGACGAGGCGGTCGAGCTACGACCCGCGCTTCGCCGACACGCCAGACCTCGATGCCGCATTTGCCGACGCCCGCCGGATCGTCACCGGGCGTCTTCCGCTTGACGAGGTCGAGCAGCTCGTTCGGTCGCATGACTGGCATGCCGCCGAGTACATGGTCCGCCGGTCCGGTGCACCGAAGGAGCAGACGTGAAGCGTTTCGGCGGGCCGCAGGGTATGCCGCCGGGGTGGTCGCAGTCCGGGGGCATGAACCACCCAGGCTTCGAACACGCGCGGAACGTGACCGTGGCCGCCCGCGAGCGGCCGGGGGGATGGGTCGACTTCGCCACCGGCATGACCGGCAGGCATGCGACGTCGAAGGTGTGGCAGATACGGCACAAGCCGAGCATGCTGTTCCGTCCGCCCGGCATGTTCGAGGCCCGGCGTCAGGAGCGTGCCGACGGCCACGCTGTGCAGATCCGCTACGTCGGTGGTCCGTCGTGATCCGCCGCTGGCTCTTCCGTGGCCCCGCCCCCGCCGCCGACCGGAAGGCGACCGAGCGGGAGGCGCTCGCCGACCTGCGGAGCGCTGAGATCGAGCAGCAGCTGCGGGCGGACAACGCCGGATTGAAACGGATGCTCGCCGAGCGGGACGCAACGATCGCCGAGCGGGACGCGCAGATCATCCGGCTCACGGCACGGCTACGGGTCGCCGAGGTCGTCCAGGACACCACCCAGTGGATGCGGGCACCGGCTAGAGCGGCACGGAACCTCGACGCCGGGATCACGTCGGTGGTTCCTGCCTCGCTGATCCGTAAGCCTGAGAAAGGACGGCACCGATGAGCTCGCCGATCGTGAAGCGGCGCAAGCCGCCCGGCCAGTTGCGCTGCCAGCCCAGCAAGCCGACGGCCGAGTGTGCCCGCTGTCACCAGACGGCGCCGGTCGCCGCGCGGCGCCTGTGTGACGCCTGCTACTACCACGTCCGCAAGGACCCCGAACTCCTCGCCGACTATCCGACGGTGCGGCGCCTCTACGACCGCGACGAACTGCTCGTCGAGTACGAGCTGCTGCGGTCGGCGGGGAACACCGACGAGGTCATCGCCGTCCGGCTCGGCTACCGCAGCGTTCGCCACATGCTGGAGCGGGTCGCGCTCATCCGGAGGCGGCAGTCGTGAGCCGCCCGACCGTCACCACACCGCAGGAGCGCCGAGCCCACGGTCACTACGACGCGCCCTGTGCCCGCTGCCGGGCGGTCCGCTACATCAAGGGCCGGAACCTGTGCGCTCCCTGCTGGGGGGAGTGCGACCGTGACGGCACGCTGACGGACTGGCCACCACGCAAAGCCCGGCTGCCACTGCCTGAACTGCTCGCCGAGTATGAGCTGCTCGCGTCGGCCGGGAACACGCACGACACGATCGCGGAGCGGCTGGGCTTCAAGTCGCCGTGGTGGCTGGCGAAGCGGATCACGCTGGCGAGGGCTGCGTCATGACTGTGGGATCACGCCGGCGCCAGACGGGCCCGGATCAACTCACCGTAGAAGCCTGCCTCGAGCGAGCGGCCTTCGCCTGCGAGATCAACGGCTGCGACCTGCGCGGCAACCGCGGCGAGGGCTGGAGCACCCAGCATCGGCTGCCCCGCGGCCGCGGCGGCGACCGCAACCCGCGCATCAACCTGCCGTCCAACCTGCTCATCGTGTGCGGCTCGGGGACGACCGGCTGCCACGGCCTCGTCGAGGACCAGCTTCGGGCCGCGTCGTACGAGGTGGGCTGGCTGCTGCACCGGTGCGCGTGCGCGCTGCCGTTCGACTGCGAGCACTCGCCGCGGAAGAAGCCGGTGCTGGTGCTGCGTAGCCGCTGGATGCTGCTCAACGACGACGCCTCGTACACCCTCGTCATCCCTCAGCCCGCCCCTGTCGAACCGGAGGAGGTGCCGTGGTGACGCCTGAGATCACACCCGACATGATCGCCCGCATCGACCAGCAGTACGAGCAGGCTAAGGCGGGGCTGATGGAGGCGGTCGCCGACGCGCGGCTGGCGCTCGAGGAGCACGGCCCGGCGAAGGCTGCTGCGCTGGTCTCGGTGATGCACGTCGAGCTGACGGACGGCGACCCGCACCTGCTCGGCGGGATGGTCGGTCTCGCCCTGGTCGAGCTCGCCCGGCGGGAGGTCGGCGATGCCTGACACCTGCTGGTGCAAGCACGTCAAGGACACCCACAAGGTCGAGGTCCGCTCGGGGAAGGTGTGGCTCGGCGAGTGCATGTCGTGCTCGTGCGCGAAGTTCGCCGAGACGCGGCCCCTGCTGGTCCTCCCGCCGAAGACGCCGGTGGCGGTTGCACCTGAGACGGCTCCCGTCGTGGAGCAACCCGTACCAGTCGAGGAGGTGGTTCCAGATGGGCGACGGCTGATCGAGGTCATGCCGGAGCGGGTAGAGGGGCCCGCTCCGGCCGCCGTCGAGGAGGCGCCCGCCATACCGCCGGACTCGCTGCTGTGGTTCTACAACGCGTTCTGGTGCCAGTGCGGCTCTCGGGCGTTCGAGCAGCGGCAGTGCTGCGGCAGCCCGATGCGACCGGTCCGGGTGGAGATCCATACCCGTGAGGTGAGCGATGGCTAAGCGTCCGGCACTGCCGCTGGATCCGATCATCGAGCAGCTGCGTGCGGAGCGCCTCCGCCGGGGATGGATATTGAAGGACATCACCGATCGGACAGGGCTGGATGTCGGCCAGTTGGAGCGGGGACGGTCCCGGCCGAACATGGCGACGTTGCAGCGGTGGGCCGGTCTGCTCGGCTTCGACGTCGTGTTGGAGCGACGCGATGCCTGACCGGGTTCATCCGTTGATCGCCCAGATCCGGGAGGCCAGGCGCCGGCGGGGATGGTCGCAGCAGGACCTCGCCGCCCGCTCCGGGGTGGGCCAGTCGGCGCTTTCGCTGCTGGAGACGGGCAGGCGTGAGCCGCTGATCCACACCTTGGATGCCCTCGCCGGCGCTCTCGGCCTGGACGTGGTGTTGCAGCCGAGGAAGACACCGTGAAGCCCGGCATGTACGAGGCACGGTCACTGCTCGAGGACGTCGACACGGTGGCGTACGTGGTGCTCGAGGACGCAGCGACGGTCCGGCAGCAACTGGCGGTCGCCCACGGGGCGCTGCAATGGGTGCGGTGGCATGTGTCCGGTGCGACACGACAGCACGTCGATGCAGCACTTCGGGTGGTCGGGGACATGGGGGAGGACTGAGTGGCGCGTGCGTTCCGATACGAGTGGGAAGGCGCTGTGCGCAGGCTGGCCCTACCGCGCGGTGTGAAGCTCGTGGCGGCGATGTGCGCCCAGTACGCAGACCTGGATGGCACCCATGTGCGGCCGGGCCGTGAGCGGCTCGCTGAGGAGTCCGGATACAGCCTGAAGCAGGTGGACCGGCACCTGGCGACGTTGCGCGGCCACGGGTTGATCGTTCGGACCCGAAGCGGTTCGGCGAACGGCCGTCGAGGGCTGGCGGACGAGTACCGGCTGGCGTTGCCGGAGGACATCCTCGACCGCGTCGACCTGGTCCGACCCATTGATCTCGGTGCTGTGGATAACCGCGCGAACAGTGGACATCAGATGGCGCATGATCAGAGTGAAGGCGAGCCGTCCGACGAGGGCGAACACTGGACATCAGATGGCGACTGGTTCAGCGGATCACTGGACATGGGTGTCCCGATCACTGGACATCCAGATGTCCACCCACCCTTCCAAGACCACGCCACTACAACCCCCACGCCAAATGATCAGTTGCGCCAGGACGACCACTCACGTCGCGAGACACGCCCTGTGGACAACGTGATCGAACTCCGACATCGGAGGGCATCGTGATCGAAATCGAAGAGCCTCCCACCACCCGAGCCTGCTCCGCCTGCAACGAACCCCTCGAGTGGGTGTGGCGGCACACCGACCGCCGCTGGTACGCGATCGTCCGCTACCGAGACGAGCCCGACCCGACCGTCGTCAAGCTCCACACCTGCCCGCTGCCGGGTGTACCGAAGCACCCGTACCGGTTGGAGTACCAGCCTCGTGAGGTGTGGGACCGGGGACGGCGGCGGGCCCGCGCCGTACTCGCAGCCCAGAAGACCAAGCGCACCGAGGAAAGGACCACACCGTGATCTGCCCTGACTGCGCGGCAGCAGCCGACTGGATCTGGAACGACGACGTGCCCGTGATCGACCAACTCGACGTCGACGTGCTCGGCGGCCACGACCGCTGCGTCGCCCGCAACCTCGGTGCGGTACGGGGATCTGAGGACTGCTCGTGCCAGCACCGGCCGGTCAGGGTGGTGTCTGGTGGATGAGCTCTACGAGCTGCTGATCGAGCTCACGCCGCAGCATCTGGCCGGCGAACGGCCGACAGTCCGGGACTGGAACAAGGCCATGGGCGTGGCCCGCGCCGTGCTGGAGCTACACAAGCCCACCGAGGCGCTCGGCTTCGGCGAGCTTTGCGAGGCGTGCTCGATCGACTCGATCGACTTCCCGCTGTTCGTGTCGTACCCGTGCAACACGGTCCGGGCTATCGCTCGGGCTCTGGATGTACCGATAGGAGACCAACAGTGACCGACCTGCCTGAGTTCGTCTACCTCGTGACCGTCGACACCGAGTGGCCCGTGTCGGCGATCGCGTCCGACCACCCCTCGATCGCCGAGCAGGTCGAGAACGAGGTGGCGCGGCGCCGAATGAGCCGCAACGTCCTGGAACCGCGACAGGTCCACGTCTGGAAGGCGCGCCTGGCAGACGTCCGCGAGGTGGATCTCATGCCAGCCGTGACGACCAGGCCGAGTATCAGGGAGCGCGGTGAGACGCCGTGACCGCCGACGTCCGCACCCTGGTAGCTGAGGCGCACCAGATCGCCCGGGACCGGGGATGGTGGGACGAAGGCCAGGAGAAGACCTTCATCGAGGCTCTGATGCTCGTCGTGAGCGAGGCCGCCGAGGCTGTCGAGGAGTACCGGCACGGACGCGGCCTGACCGAGGTCCACTACGAGACCGGCACCAACGGCCGACCCAAGCCGTGCGGCATCCCGATCGAGCTGGCGGACATCGTCATCCGGGTTGCGGACCTGTGCGGCCGTTGGGGCATCGACCTGGACGCGGCGATCGCGGAGAAGCTGGCCTACAACGCCACCCGTCCATATCGGCATGGAGGGATGAGGGCATGAGTGACGTCCGTCAGCAACTCACCGAAGCCCTCGACGAGGCCGAACGTGTCGCGCACGCTGCAACGCCAGGCCCGTGGCGCGTCGATGACCCGACCTACGCGGAAGCCATCTACGGCGCTGATGGCAGCACCAGCGTGGTGGCGGGTGGCCGATGGGGCGGTGAGGCGCCCGTGTTCAATTCGACCGCCGATGCCCTCCATATCGTCAGGTGGGATCCGGCCACAGTGCTACGGCTGGCGGCCGGGTACCGCGAGATGCTCGACGAGCACCGCGACGACCGGCCGGGGTGGCGGTGTGCGTGCTCGCCGTCGATGCCGTGCCGTGAGCTTCGGCGTGCTGCCGCGTTCTGGCTCGGTACCCAGGAGGTAGACCGATGAGCATCGAGGTCGTGATCTTGTGCGACGCGTGCGGCCTGGCGATTGACGGCGGGAAGACCGCAACGGCGGTCCGCAAAGCGATCAAGGAGACCGGCGGTCGGGTCAACCTGCCCGGAGGCAAGGACATGTGCCCGTGGTGCGCACGCCCGCCCGTCACCTCGGAGGTCACAGATGGCCGGTGACCCTCGCAAGGACAAATGCAGCGAATGCCTCGGTGAGTTCTTGGTCAGGGTCGACGGCTCGATCCGCCATCACGGCCCGCACCGCAAGCCCTGTCGGGGCAGCGGTAGGCCGCCGTTCGTGAAGTTCCTCCCGCCCACCGACATCTCGTCGATGATCGATGGCCTCGTGACCTTCCACCCCGGCGGCCCGTCCGTCTCCTCTACTAAGGAGCCAACCGATGACTGAAGATCAGAAACTCACCGAGGAAGACATCCGGCTGCACGCGCTCAACCTCGCCTGCGCGCTGCACAAGGACTCGATCCGCTTCGTCCTGACCAAGGACGAGCAGCCCGCGGCCGACACGGCGGGCATCGTGCTGGCCACCGCCGACCGCTTCAACGCGTGGCTCAACGGATGATCCGCCGATGGCTCAGACGCCGCCGCTGCTTCCACCACGACTACGCCACCGGTGAGTCGTGGATCGGACGCGGCCAGATCATCGACCTCGGCCGGGGCAAGCTCTACCGCTGCAACCACTGTGAGAGGACATGGATCAAGTGACCAAGCTCTGTTTCATCGACACGGAGACCACCTCGCTGCTGCTCGGTGACACCGATCGGCTCATGGAGGCGATGCTGGCGCTCGACATGACCGGCAACGCGTTCATCGAACCTCCGAAACCCCGGCGGCGATCCCTGTGGTCGTGGATATACACACGACGATGACGGGCTCTATAGCTGCGCTCGTGCCGCCAGCGCCTCCCGGCACAGCATGCGCACGACCTCGGAGCGGTTCGGCCGTCCGCGTTCGTCGAGGATGTTCTCGTCCTTCGCGATCTGGTCGAGCAGGTCGATCGCGGCCGGGAGCATGCGCACTGCTACGAGCTCCCGGCGTGGTCCGGTGCGCGGCATCAGACGATGAGGCGGAAGGGCTGCGGCTCGGCCATGATGTCCCACGGCTCGGGGACCTCGCGGCTGTAGGTGGCGCCGTCGCGGGTCAGCGTTTCCACGTGCTCGGTGTAGTACAGCCGGTCGTCGCCCTCAGTGCGGAACATCGGCGTGCCCTCGGGGGTGGCGGTCAGCGTGTCGACGGTGAGCGGCTCGCCCACGGCGCCTCCGGTGAGGGTGACGAGGTCGCCGGGCTGGATGTCGGTGATGGTGGCGGTCATTTCGGGCCCCTTCTTCGTCTGGCTGATGTGTATGACACTACGCCTCTACCACACGTAGTGTCAAACACTAAAACCGCTCTAGACCAACACGTTCACCCGTTCGTGGTGACCGTCTCCCACCGTCTGGGGACGAGCGCCCCATCCCTCCCGTGGATATGGACACGCCGATGACCGACCCCGAACCGGAGGTGCGCCGGTCGCTGTACGGCTCACCGGACGGTGAGTGGCTGGTGATGGAACGCGCGGTCACCGGGCTCATCTCACCGGCGGAGATCATGCTGAGCGGCACGCACCGTCTGGTCTACCTCGGCGCCCCGTGTGACGTCGTGTCGGCGGTGTACGGCGCGCTGGTGGCGAAGTTCGCCGGGACACGGCAGGGTGGCCGGGGCGCCGACGTCCAGCAGGTGATGGCGGACATGCTGGGCGTGGGCCAGCAGGCGGTGTCGCGGTACGTGAACACGGGCACGGAGCCGAGGCTGAAGCCGTCGGGGTGGTCCAACCTGGTGCGCGCCTACTTCGGACTGCGCGAGGCAACCGTTGACTGACGAGGGCTGGGAAGCACGTATGGCCGCCCGGGCTGCTCGACGCACGCTGGCAGACGAAGCCCGGCACCGCGCCGCGCTCGCCGCCGAGCATCGCGCCGAGATGCGCCGGCTCGCCGGCAGCGTGACCCTCGGCGAGGCGATGGCGTGGCGGCGCGGCCCATCGGGTGGGTGTGCGTGCGTCGGTCCGCCGGACTGCTGCATGGACCTCGCGGCCACCGACCGGGCGCTGAGGGCCGCGGCGCACATCGCTGTGAAGTTGATCGTGTCGAGGATGGAGGCACTGACCGATGGCTGACCCGTACGTGATCGACATAGGCGACCGGATCCGCCGCGCTCGCATCGCCGCTGACGTCACCCAGGCCGACCTCGCCAAGGCGGTCGGTCTCAGCCGACCGTCGATTGCGAACGCCGAGACGGGAAACCAGAACCTGACCGTGACGACGCTGCGCTCGATCGCCGTCCGCCTCGGCGTCACCGTGGCGGCGCTCATCGGCGAGCAGGAACTGAAGCTGCCGCCACGCGTCCGGGTGAGCGCCTCGGGCTGGGTGGTGCGCTGCGATGAGTGCGGTCTGCTCGAGGCCATGACGACGAAGTCGCGCATGCCAGCCCAGCGAGGGCGGAGGGGTCGGCCGATGGCTGACGAAGAGCGCACCGGCACCTGCATGGCCGGCTCACCGGATTCGAATGGCCGCGGCGGCTGCAAGGCCTACGACCCCACGACCAAGCGCCCGTATCCGCAGTGGCCGCTCTGCGACTGGTGTCTCGAGGCGTCCGAGCGGGACGTGCGCGCGCTGACGTTGGACTACCGCGACCTGGAGCAGCACCTGCCACCGTCCCTGGGTGTGTGGGGTGACGGCCAGCCGCACGGCAACGACCAACCGCTGCCGCTGTCCGGGCACGTCCTGGACCTGCAGCTCGACATCCACTGGTTGACGGTGGCATGGGCGGATGTGGTCCGGGACCGCGACCGCCTGTCGGACGCGCCGAGCCGGGTCCGGGACGGCTTCGCGGTCCAGGCCGCTGTCACGGTCCTGGCTCCACGTGTCCGGCTCCTCGCTGAGCTTGAAGCGGTGACGATGTGGTGCTACCCCGGCACCGACCAGGGCTCGTCGGACATCGCCGGCTGGCAGGGTGTGCTGGATCTGTCGAAGCTTCACCAGCGAGCCAGGTCGACGCTGGGGCTGACGAGGGAGGAGCCGGCACTGATGGTGGGGGTGCTGTGCCGCGGCTGCGACCTGAGGTCGAAGCTGACTAGGCAGGCTGGCGCCGATGACGTGGTGTGCGGTGTGTGCGGGGAGCATTACACGGCTACGGAGTATGCGGATTGGGTGGCGTTGCTCGCCGCTCAGGAGAGGATGACGGCATGAGTCTGGACGGGTACGACGGCGAGGCCGAGATCATCACCGAGCATGGGGCGATGCTGGTGTGGGCTGACCTGTACGTCGAGCTTGACGAGCGCTCGAATCTGCGGTCGTGCGGTGGAGGGGTGACCGGTCAGGGCCCGGCGCCGTTTGGCGAGGCCGGAGATGTTGTCACACCCTCCACGTAGCGTGTCGTGGTTGGGCTGCTTGACGATCGTTCAAGATCGTGACACGCTTGCGGCGCATTACTCTGTCCATCGTGGACGCCCTTGGGGGTGGCTCGCGGTGGACGGTTTCGTTTCCAGGGCCGACGCCGCAGCCTCGGCCAACGTCACGATCACCGTGATCAAGAACTGGCAGTTCAAGGGCTGGCTCGACAAGGACGGCGTACGGCGGAAGCTCCGCGCGCACGGCACGATGGTCTGCCTCGAGGACGTCGACGCCGCCGAGCGGGACACGCGGCGCAAACCGGCCCGCTCACACCGCCGACTCAAGGCGCCGCGCCTCGAAGCATCCAGCGCAGCCTGATCCACAACTGACCAGCGCTCGGAGCCTGACCGCCGCTCGGAGGTGCACCGATGGCCGGCGACACGGTACCGACGGGCACACCACCACCGAGCAGGCCACCGCGTACCGATCCACCACCGAACAAGCCCGACTCGCAGCCGATCGACCCACCACCCCCGACGCGGTCATGAGCGGGCACGCTGCGGCACCCACGCCTACCGGGCCTGGTCGTGGTAGGTATGGACGCCTGCCGATCCCATGGTGCAAGCCGAGCCGGCTACCTCGAGCTGACCCACCGCCCGACCCGAAGCGGTAGGTCATGGTGGCCAGCCCCCTGCGTCCATGCCTCGGGGTACCAGGTAGGGCATGCACCAAGCTGACGAGGGGCACGCGATGTGCCGGGTGTCGTTCTGCGATGGAGCATCGTCGAGGTAGCCGGCATCAACGGGGCTACGACAACGGGCACGTGCGGATGCGAGAGGCCCTGCTGCCCCTGGCGTATGGCAGGCCCTGTCCTCGGTGCGGCGAGCCCATGCTGCACGGCCAGGCCCTGGACCTAGGGCACAGCGTGGACCTGCGTGTGGACCCACGTGCACGTGGTGATCGCATCGAGCACGCTGCATGCAACAGAGCTGATCGCACTGAGCATGGACATCACGCTACGTGATGTGTGAATGATCGACATCACGTGCGTTGCTTAGCGTGACATCTACCAAGAGTGAGTGCCCACCCGGGGGGTGGGGTGCTGACGTCCGGAATGTCCGCCTTCAGGACCCCGGGCCAGGCTCCTCGCAATGTGTACGGGTCTGAGTAACATACGCACAGTGACCACCCTCCTTTGCGCTACAGAGCGTGACCTGCAATAAGTCACGTTCGGTTACCCCCGAACAGGAGGTGACGGACCGTGGCCGGCATGGGTCCGCCCCCGAAGGAGAACCGCGTCCGCCGCAACCCGACGATCGCGATGACCGCGCTGCCGTCCGAGGGCCGCAAGGGCAACGCACCCCGCTGGCCGCTGCTGCCCGACGTCGTGCTGAAGACCCGTGCCGAGCTCGCGGCCGACAAGGTCGAGGAGCTCCGCTTCAAGATCAATGAGGCTGAGGCCCAGGAGAAGCCGACCGGCTCGATTGAACGCAGGCTCGACCTCGCCCTCGAGCGGCTGGCAATCCTCGAAGCCCAGGTGCGCGAGCAACGCAAGCTCGAGTCCGCGCTGTGGCGCGACCTGTGGAAGCTGCCGCAGGCCTGCGAATGGGAACGGCTCGGCTGGCTGCGTGACGTCGCCCAGTACACCCGGCACAAGGTGATGGCCGAGCTCGGCGACCTGGACTCGGCGAAGGAAGCCCGCCAGTGGTCCGACCGGCTCGGCCTCAGCCCGATGGCGATGCTGCGGCTGCGGTGGAGGGTCGCCGAGGACGAGGTGGCCGAGAAGCGCGAACAGAAGCCGACCGGCGTGCGGGGGCGGATCCGGGCGGTCTCCTGATGCCGTGGCGCGGGCCCGAAGAGCCGGGCGAGTTCCCGACCCTCGGCTACGACGTCGGCGAGTGGATCGAAGCGCGCTGCGTCATCCCTGATGGCTACCAGATGGGCCATCAACTCGTCCTCACCGACGAGATGTGGAAGTTCCTCATCCACTACTACCGGCTCTACCCGCACGCCGCCCAGTGGCCGGCGCCCGATGCGCTGCAGTACACCGGCGGGCAGCTGCGCCGCGTGCAGAAGTGGGGCAAAGACCCGTTCGGCGCGGCCATCATCTGGGCGGAAGCGCTCGGCCCAACCCGCTTTGACGGATGGACCGCCGCCGGCGAGCCGGTCGGCGCTCCGTACCCGTCGCCCCTGATTGTGTGCCTCGGCACCTCCGAGGAGCAGACCGCCAACACGTACCGGCCGCTGCTGTCGATGGCGCGCCGCGGTCCGCTCATCGACACCCCGGGCATCGACGTCGGCGAGACGCGTGTGGTCCTGCCGTCCGGCGGGCAGATCGACCCGGTCACCACCTCGGCCCGGGCACGGCTCGGTGCGCCACTTACGTTCCTCACCATCACCGAGTCGCACCTGTTTACGCTGCAGGGCGGCTTCCGGCGGGTGTGCGGTGCCGTCAAGCGGAACGTCGCCGGCATGGACGGGCGTTGGCTCGAGCTCACCAACGGCTGGGACCCGACCGAGGCGTCCGAAGCGCAGATCACCGGCGACTCGGGCGACGAGCGCGTCCTCGTTGACACCATCGAACCGCACCGCGTCGAAGACCTCGAAGACACCGAAGCCGTCTACGCCGAGCTCGTCCGCCAATACGGCGACTCCGCCCGGGAAAAAGGCGGCTGGGTCAACGTCAAGGGCCGCATCCTCCACGAGGTCCAGTCGGCCCGGCACATGGAGGCGGACCGTCGGCGGTTCTTCCTCAACGAGCTCGTCGTCGGCGAGTCCGTGTTCGTCGACCCGATCCGCTGGGACCTCGCCGCCCGCGACGACCAGCTGAGGCCCGGCGACGCGATCGCGCTCGGCTTCGACGGGGCGAAGTATCAGGACTCGACGGCACTCGTGGCATCCCGCCTGTCCGACGCGCGGCTCTTCGCGCTACGGGTCTGGGAGCGGCCAGCGAACGCACCGGCCGACTGGAAGGTTCCGTCGCCCGAGGTCGACCGGGTGCTGCGCGACACCTTCGCTGCATACAAGGTCGCCTACCTCTTCGCCGACCCGTGGCGGTGGCAGGACTACCTCGACGTCTGGGCGGCGGCCTGGCCGGACCGGGTGGTGGAGTTCCCGACCAACGTCGAGCAGCGCATGGACAAGGCCATCGAGCGGTTCGTGACGTCGTTCGCCGCCGGCGAGATCACCCACGACGGCTCGGAAGACTTGGCGAAGCACTGCAAGAACGCCGTGATCGTCAAGGGTTCACGGAAGAAGGCGCGCCCGGGCGAGGACGAGACGATCCAGTCGCACTACCTGAAGCTCGCCAAGCGCGGCGACGGGATGTGGATCGACATGGCCGTCGCCGCGGTGCTGGCCCACCAGGCGCGAGGCCAGGCCATCGAGGACGGCGCCCTCACCCCGCAACCGCAGTTCTTCGCATCCTGGCGCTAGGGGGCTCCGTGGTCACGATCGACGAGCTCCTCGACACCGGCGAGGCCAAGCACCGTGCCGGTGACGCGAAACGGCAGGTTGTCGAAGCGATCGGCGCCGGCTTCTACTGGTCGGGCTGGCTGCTGTTCAAACTCGTCCGGCTGCTGCTCGTCGCGATCGGCGGCGCCTTCTGGGTGCTCGGGTTCACCGTCCGACGTGTGATCTGGCCGGCGCTCGTGTGGTGCGCGGCCGCAGTGAAGCTCGGCTGGGAGGACGGCCGCCGCGCCGGCGGTGCGCGTGTCCCTCGTTGACCGGATCTCCGCGCGGTCGCGTGGCGAGGTCGAGCAGCGCTTCGCCGCCGACCAGTGGCTGACCGACTACCTGATCCCATCCACGTTCGGGTACGGCGGTGTCCAGTACGGCATCGGCGGCAGTGGCCTCAACCAGACCTGGAACGGCAACCGGGCGACCGAGGTTGTCGCAACGCTCCCCGGCTACGCGGCCGCACTGCGCGGCTGCCCGCCGGCGTTCGCGGCGCAGATGGTCCGCGCACTCGTCCTGTCGCAGGCGAGGTTCACCTTCCGCAACCTGCCGTCCTCGCCGAAGGCCCGGCGGCTGTTCGGCAACCGCGACCTCGGCGTGCTGGAGCAGCCGTGGACGAACGCCACTACAGGTGAGCTGCTGGCCCGCATGGAGTGGCACGCCGGCCTCGCCGGCAACGCCTACGTCACCCGGCAGCCCGATCGACTGCGGGTGCTGCGCCCGGACTGGGTGGCGCTGCTGTTCGGGTCGCAGCGGGAGCCCGACTACGCCGGCCACGCCCTCGACGGGAAGCTCCTCGGCTACGTCTACTGCAACGGCGGCTTCAACTCCGGCAACCGGGTCGAGACCCTGCTTCCGCAGGACGTGTGTCACTGGTCGCCGATCCCCGACCCGGAGGCCGCCGGGATCGGCATGTCCTGGATCACGCCCGCGGTCCGGGACATCCAGGGCGACCGGCTCGCCACCGAGCACAAGATCCGGTTCTTCGAGAACGGGGCCACACCGAACCTGGTCGTGAAGGGCGTCACCGCCGCCACGCGCGAACAGTTCGACGAGATCGTCGACGCGATGGAGCAGAAACACGCCGGCGTCGCCAACGCCTACCGCACCCTGTACCTCGCGGCCGGCGCCGACGCGACCGTCGTCGGCTCCGACCTGAGCCAGATCGACTTCAAGTCCACCCAGGGGCTCGGCGAAACCCGGCTGTCCGTCCTGTCCCGCGTCCCGGCGGCGCTGCTCGGCATCTCCGAAGGACTCTCCGGCAGCTCACTGAACGCCGGCAACTTCTCCGCCGCCCGGCGGATGTTCGCCGACACCTGGGTGTACCCGACGCTGCAGGACCTGTGCGGATCCGCAGCCACCCTCGTCAACGTCCCGTCCGACGCCGAACTCTGGTTCGACGTCGCCGACATGCCGATCCTCCGTGAGGACGCCAAGGACGCGGCCGAGATCGCCCAGATCCAGATGTCGACGATCGTCAGCGGCGTCAACGGCGGCTTCGAAGCCGAGTCCGTCAAGGCCGCGGTCATCGGACAGAACATGACCCTGCTCAAGCACACCGGCATGGTCTCCGTGCAGCTGCAACTCCCCGGCGCCGAGCAGCCGCCCGCCGCCGGCCCGCCGGCTGAGCTTCCAGCCGCGCCCGACTGACATGCACTCCCAGCCCGCCACCAGCAAGAGGAGGTGCGTGGGTCGATGACTGCTGCCCTCGAGCTCCGCGCAGAGTTCGCAGACCCCGGCTACCAGGACGACAAGAAGCCGAGGTACCCGATCGGAGATGCCGATCACGTCCGCGCAGCCCTGGCATACATCGACCAGGGCGACAACGCCTCCGCCTACACCCCCGACCAGCTCGCGGAGGTGAAGTCGGCGATCAAAGCGGCAGCGAAGCGGTTCGGCATCGAGGTCGCCCCGGAGCGCTCCGCCGAACTGATGACGCTCGAGGAGCGGTGGGCGCTCGGGCAGCTGTTCCGGTACAACGACTTCCACGCCCCGGCCGGCTCGTCGACGGGTGGTCAGTTCTCGTCGGGCAACGGCGGCAAGTCCGGACCGAAGGGTCCGGCAAAGAAAGCCGCACCGAAGGGTCCGGCCAAGAAGCCGATGACCCATCACAACGCCACCACCTCCGGCCACGGCAACTTTGCCTTCGACGGGCACCGCGGGCCCGGCTACGGGATGAAGAACGGCGATCCCGGCGTCCACAAGCTGCAGGACGACCTCGTCCGGCTTGGCCTGGCCAAGAAGGGCGACAAGAACCTCTCCGACGGCAAGTACGGGCCGAAGACGTCCGCCGCGGTGAAGCGGGCGCAGAAGGCGCTCGGGATGAAGGCCGACGGCATCGCGACGCCGGCGTTCATGGCGAAGCTGAAGAGCGTCAAAGCGCTGCCGCACCGCTCCGCCGGGCTCGACCTGGTGGTGCGGTCGTTCGGGTTCGAGCTGGAGGCCCGCGGCGACGGTCGGACCCTCGAGGGCTACGCCGCCGTGTTCAACTCCCCGACCCGTATCCGCGACATCGGCGGCGACTTCGACGAGACGATCCTGCCCGGCGCGTTCAGCCGGTCCATCGGCCAGCGCACCCCGATCCTGCAGTGGGATCACGGCAAGGACCCGCGTGTCGGGACGGTGCCGATCGGCGCGATCCAGGACCTCGGCGAGGACAGCCGGGGCCTGTTCGTGCGGGCGCGGCTGTTCGAAAACCCCGTCGTCGAGCCGGTGCGGCAGGCCATCGAGGGCGGCGCCGTGAAGGGCATGTCGTTCCGGTTCGGCGTCCCCGAGAACGGCGACGTCTGGCCGACCAGGGACAAGCGCGACATCCGCGACGCCGACGTCCACGAGCTCGGCCCGGTCGCCTTCCCGGCCTACGACACCACCAGCGTCTCCGTCCGGTCCCTGCTCGCGCAGGCCGACCCCGACGAGCGGCGCTCCCTGATCCGCGAACTCGCCGAAGAGATGGCGCAGTACGCGGACCTCTCAGACCTCACCGGGCGTTCGGCCGCGTGGAGCGGCGACGGCGGTGATCCCGGCGCGGAGCCGGACAGCACGACCAGCACCACACCACACCTCCGTCAGCGCCTCGACGACGGCGCTCTCCGTGCAAGGGGAATCCTGCTGTGACGATCGACATCCTGCCCGAGCTCCGGGACAAGAACCCGGACGACCTCGGCACCGCAACACCCGACGAGCTGCGGGGCATGAACCCCGACCAGCTGCAGAAGTACATCGAGGTCCTCGACGCGCACCTGCGCTCCATCCACCAGGACGAGAACACCGGCGAGCTGCGGGACAAGACCCCTGCGGAGCAGTCGGCGTTCGACTACGGCCTGAAGCTCCGCGACTTCGCGATCAAGAAGATCGAGGAGCACCGCGCCCTGCAGGAAGTGTTCCAGCGCCGGCCGAAGGCCGTCGAGGCGGCGATGCTGAACCTGCAGAACCGCGACCGGCAGGACCCGTACGGCGACGTCCGCCGGATGAACAACCCGGAAGCGCGCGACCGGGCATTGCGCATCCTCGACGACCGCAACTCCTCGATGCACCTTCGGGCCGAGGAGAAGGACGAGGTCGAGCGGCAGATCCGCACCAGCCCGGACATCGCCCGCCGGATCCTCGTCACCGAGAACGACGACTACCGCGAAGCGTGGATGAAGCTCGTCACCGAGCCGCACCCGATGCTGTCGCCGGAGCAGCAGCACGCCGTCCGGGCCTTCAACGAATACCGGGCCGCGTCCGAGGGCACCACGACCGCGGGCGGCTTCGGCATCCCGGTGTTCATCGACCCGTCGATCATCATGACGGCGCAGGGGTCCGGGAACCCGTTCCTGCAGCTGGCCCGGCAGGTCGACGTCAACACCAACATCTGGAAGGGCGTCAGCTCGGCCGGCGTCACCTGGTCCTTCGACGCTGAAGCGGCCGCGGTCTCCGACGACATGGCCACCCTCGCCCAGCCGACCGTCACCGTGTTCATGGCCCGCGGGTTCATCCCGTTCTCGATCGAGATCGGGCAGGACTACCCCGGCTTCGCGAGCGAGATGCAGACGCTGCTGTCCGCCGGCTACGACGAGCTGCTCGTCGACAAGTTCACCCGCGGCTCCGGCACCGGCGAGCCGAAGGGCATCCTCACCTGCCTGTCGGCGAACACCAACGTCCGGGTCCGCGCGGCGACGAACGTCGGCGCGATCTCCGCCGCCGACCCGTACAACCTGTGGCAGGCGATCCCGCAGCGCAACCGCCGCAACGCGTCCTGGCTGATGAACGTCAGCCTCAACAACGCGATCCGGCAGCTGGGCACCGCGAACGTCTACCACGCGACCACGGTCACCCTGCCCGAGGGCGCGGTGGAGATGCTGTTCAACCGCGGCGTCTACGAGTCGCCGTACATGCCGTCGCTCACCACGACGACCACGTCGACCGAGGGCTACGTCGTCGCCGGCGACTTCTCCAACTACGTCATCGCCCGCCGCGGCGGCATGAGCGTCGAGCTCATTCCGCAGATCTTCCAGCAGGCGACCGCCGGCTCGGCGTACGGCATGCCGACCGGGCAGCGCGGCTGGTTCGCCTACAGCCGCATCGGTGGTTCGTCCGCGAACGACCTCGGCTTCCGGCTGCTCGTCAACACCTAGGAGGACAGAGACCCCATGGCCGAAACCCCGAAGAGCGACCCGAAGCCGGTCGGCTCGGCAGCGTCGTTCACCACCACCCGAACCGCGACGACGAACGACTCGACGTCGCTGCCGCTGTCCGGGCGGGCGCCGCTGGCCGGCGAATCCTCCGACCCGGTCGTGCAGCACCTGCTCGCCGTGAAGCAGGCGCACCAGATGAACCGTGACGTCATCGACCCGCCCGTCGTCGACGAGGAAGCACTGAAGGCCGTCGACGAGCAGATCGACGACGTCGATGACAAGCTGGCCGAGCTCGGGTTCGCGCAGGAGACTCAGGCCGAGCGGAAGGCCGCGCTCGAACAGGCGGCCACCGACGCGGCGAAGAAGGAAGAAGACGCCGAGAAGCGCCGCACCGCACGCGCCGAGGCCAGGAAGTAACCGGCCACGGACACCCGCACGCTGTATCTGGACCTGATGCAACGCTGCCTGTTGGGCACGATCTACGAGGACCCACCTCAGGACCCCTGGTCCGGGACTCAGTTCATGCCCAACAGGCGCGCCTACGGCCTCGACTGGCCCTCGGTCGCGCACACCATGATCGGTCAGCTACGCATGGACAACCTGCGCCGGATCGTCGAGTCCGTCCTTGCGGACGGGACGCCCGGCGACCTGATCGAGACGGGGGTCTGGCGCGGCGGCGCCTGCATCTACATGCGGGCCATCCTCCAGGCGTACGGCGACACAGACCGGACGGTCTTCGTCGCCGACTCGTTCGCAGGCTGCCCACCGCCCAACCCGGACCTGTACCCGGCGGACGCCGACGACCCACACCACACGTACGCCCCGCTCGCCGTGTCGCTCATGCAGGTGCAGAACAACTTCGCCAAATACGGCCTGCTAGACCGTCAGGTCGTCTTCATCGAGGGCTGGTTCCGGGACACCTTGAGCCGCGCGCCGATCGATCAGCTCGCGGTGCTGCGGCTCGACGGAGACCTCTACGAATCGACGATGGACGCGCTCGCCGCCCTGTACGACAAGGTCTCGGACGGCGGCTTCGTCATCATCGACGACCACGCGATGCCCGGCTGTCGGAAGGCGGTACGGGACTTCCGCGAGCAACGCACCATCACTCAGCCCATCGTCGAGATCGACGCGACGGGCGCCTACTGGCAGAAGTAACCACACCGACGCCCTCGTCTGATCGTCGAGGGAAGGGGGTCCCGGATCCCAGGTCCGGGGCCTCCGCCTACCTGGGAAGGAACAATGCAATGAGCATCGTCTACGCCGTGGAGACGGCGAGCATCGCACTCACCACCGGCGGCACGTACACCGTCCACCGCGGGCAGAAGTACAGCGACGCCCTGCAGGTCGTCCGGGAGCAGCCCGGCTTCTTCTCCGAAGACCCGCAGACCGGCATGGAAGACGGGCCCGTCGAGACGGCGACCGCCACGCCGGGCGAGCGCCGGAACGCGCGCCGTGGCTGACGGCCCCACCGCGGAAGACCTGGGCGGCGCCAAGGTGGTGCTGGCCTACGTCGGCGGCAACGAGGTCGCCTACTCGTGGCACCGCAGCATGATGGGTCTCGTCGCGTTCGACGCAGGCTTGCATGGCCGGCTCAAGGACGGCGGCGGGTTCCTCGCCATCAAGTACGGCACCGGCGGAGTCATCGAGGCCCGCAACCAGGCCGTCCACGAGTTCCTCGAGGACTACACCGCCGAATGGCTGTTCTGGCTCGACACCGACATGGGTTTCCAGCCGGACACGCTCGAGCTGCTCCTCGCGGCCGCCGACCCGGCCGAGCGGCCGATCGTCGGCGGGCTGTGCTTCGCGCAGCGCGAGGACGACCCGGACGGCATCGGCGGCTGGCGCACCCAGCCCACCCCGACGATCTACGACTGGATCACGATCGACGACCAGTCCGGGTAC